GATGATGATCAAGCAATATTTAGATGGGCAGGAGCGGATGTAGATTCCTTTATTACACAAAAAGGAAAAATTTTAAATTTAACTCAATCAATGAGAATACCTANAAANATTCATGANTATGCTATGAAAATTATAGAAAGAGTNTCNAANNGANTACATAAAGAATGGAAACCAAAATCACATGAAGGAGCAATTAGTAAGTATTGGAATTTTGAAGACATTAATATGAATAAGGGAAATTGGTTAGTATTAACTAGAACAAGATATCAATTAAAAGCTTTAGAAGATGTATTAAAAGAAAAAGGATTATATTTTGAAGACAGATTTAATAAGTCTTATGAAAAAAGCATCCAGGAAGCAGCACTCAACTGGGAGTATTTAAGAAGAGGACAATTATTACATTACAAAGATATTATGAATATATCTCAATACATGAGTCNAGCTAATTGGGAAAAAAATAAATTAAAATCATTATCTAAAGAATCATTTTATGGAATAGACCAANTAACAAAAGGACATGGTCTTAACACTAAAAGCACCTGGTATGAATGTTTTGACAATGCTGGTTCAAAAAGAATTACATATATTAGAAAAATGAGAGCTAATGGTGAAGAATTAAACAAAGAACCACGAATTAAATTATCTACTATTCATAGCGTTAAAGGTGGAGAAGAAGATAATGTAATTATATTACCAGATCTTACTATGAATACTCAAAAATCTTATGAAAGAAATCGTGATGATGAAAATAGATTATTCTATGTAGGTGCAACTAGAGCAAAAAGAGCATTTACATGTTGTAAGACCTAAAGATGAAAATAAAGCTTTTCCAATGGGGGACGTATGAGCGATATATACAAAAAACAGGTAGGAGGAACCCATTATCAAAGCATGGTCATTCAACCATCAGAATTTATAAATAAAAATAATATTCCGTTTGCCGAAGGAAACGCAATTAAATATTTATGTCGGCATAAACAAAAAAATCAAAAACAAGATTTATTGAAAGCAAAACATTATATTGACATGGCGATCGATAGAGACTATCCTGAAAAAGTGAAAGAAGAAAAAGATTTTTTAGAAGAAGCTGAAAAAGAAAAAAAAGAATTGGAAGAATCTTACAAAGAATCAGTAAGACAAACCAATGAACGTAAACAAAAAGAAAAAAATTCATGGGGAATTATTAAATGATGCAAGTTCCTTTATTTAAACCACAAACAGAATGGCTACCACCAACAGAGTTTCCAGATTTATCTAAACATGATGAGATAGCAATTGACTTAGAAACAAAAGACCCTGACTTAATTAAAATGGGTTCAGGTTCAGTTACTAATAGAGGAGATATTACAGGAGTAGCTGTGGCTGTTAAAGGATGGTCTGGTTACTATCCAATTGCACATGAAGGTGGTGGTAACATGGACCGTAAAAAAGTCTTGAAATGGTTTCAAGGAGTATTATCTACACCAGCAACAAAAATCTTTCACAACGCCATGTATGACGTTTGTTGGATTAGGGCCCTAGGTTTAAGTATTAACGGTAAAATAGTGGACACGATGATCGCATCTGCCCTTGTTGATGAAAATCAAATGCGTTATGACTTAAACAACTGTTCTAAAAGATACACTGGAAAGACAAAGAATGAAACAGATTTATATAACGCTGCACGTGATTGGGGAGTTGACGCCAAGGCAGAAATGTATAAACTACCTGCCATTTATGTTGGCGCATATGCAGAAAAGGATGCTGAACTTACATTAGAACTTTGGCAAGAACTTAAGAAAGAAATTTTACACCAAGATATACAATCTATTTTTGATTTAGAGACTGAACTATTTCCTTGCCTCGTCGATATGCGGTTTTTAGGAGTTCGTGTAGACGTAGAACAAGCTCACAAATTAAAAGAAGAACTACATAGAGAAGAAAAAGAATGCCTATTACAAGTAAAAAAAGAAACCCAAATAGATGTTCAAATATGGGCAGCGAGATCCATTGCGCAAGTTTTTCAAAAACTAAACCTACCCTATGACTCAACCGAAAAAACAAATTCTCCATCATTTACAAAAAACTTTTTACAGAATCACCCCCACCCACTGGTGAAACGAATAGCCCGAGCTCGTGAAATAAATAAAGCCCATACCACATTTATTGATACCATATTGAAACATTCTTACAAGGGCAGAATCCATGCAGAAATTAACCAATTAAGATCAGATAATGGAGGAACAGTAACTGGAAGATTCAGTTATTCAAATCCAAATTTACAGCAAATACCAGCACGGAACAAGGAACTTGGACCACGGATTAGGTCNTTATTTTTGCCGGAGGAAGGGCATACATGGGGTTGTTTTGACTATTCTCAACAAGAGCCTAGGTTGGTAGTGCATTATGCAACTTTACAGAATCTCTACGGAGTGGACGAAGTATTGAATGCTTATCATGAGGGAGACGCAGATTTTCATACTATCGTGGCAGACATGGCAGAGATACCTAGATCACAGGCTAAGACTATAAATCTTGGTCTGTTCTATGGTATGGGTAAAAATAAATTACAAGCTGAACTTGGAGTTTCTAAAGATAAAGCAGAAGAATTATTTAGACAGTATCATGGCAAAGTTCCATTTGTTAAACAACTTATGGATGCTGTAATGAGAAGAGCACAAGACTCTGGTAAGATTAGGACTCTACTTGGTAGACTATGTAGATTTCATTTGTGGGAACCAAATCAATTTGGAATTCATAAGGCATTGCCTCACGATCAAGCGCTCATGGAACACGGACCAGGGATTAAAAGAGCTTATACATATAAATCTTTAAATAGATTGATACAAGGATCAGCTGCAGATATGACAAAAAAAGCAATGATAGAATTATATAAGGAAAAAATAATCCCACACATTCAAGTACATGATGAATTAGATATATCAGTTAATAATAATGCAGATAGGATAAAAGAGATAATGGAACATGCAGTTTCTCTTGAAGTTCCTAATAAAGTAGACTATGAATCTGGACCAAACTGGGGTATAATAAAATAAAAACGGAGGGAACTATGGAAATAGTAAACAAAATAATTGCAAAAGTTAAATCCGACAGAAAAGTACAAATCGGTGTAGCTGTTGCTATCGTTATCATTATAGCTGTAATTAGTTAATATATGATACATGGCCTATTTAAATGCAAATATTCCTGTGACCTATGCACAGATCAAAAGAGAATATCTTTATGATCTTAAAGCTCATCATGGAGAAGTGGAAGACTGCATTATCTTTGGCCTGGCATCAATTACAGGGCGTCCTATATTGTTTCATGCAATTATGGAAAATGGTGCTGTCTTCTATAGGCTTCCAATCTCAGCGTTTATACAGAGAGGTTTTAAGCCAGAAGAAGTACCTAGGATGCGACTGGATGAGTTGGAGCTTTGGAATTGTTTTAGTTATTATCCTGCTATTACTTCTTACGACATCTTAGACGGACAATCAGGTAAATTTTTTGGAAAAGATAAAAAATTATATCCTGGCGCGTACTTATTTACTGTTGACTGGGCGCATCCAGAGAGTAATATAGTAGATACAGGATCATTCTGAAATTCCGCACGAACATAAGTGCGCACACATACTTGCGTTAGAAAACGGCAATTATGCGGCACAGCCTAACAACAGATTAATATGGGACATACCATCTTTTACAGTTAAAGATGAAATTCCTGATTGGAAAGTGCAAACTTCTGAGTGGAACGTAGAAGACACTCGTAAATGGAAAACAGAAGACACTGACAATTTTTTCTACGAAATTGAGGAGAAAAAAAATGATTAAAAATTTATGGGGCAAGTTTACTAATTGGCTTTTTAGTTGGCAAGAAGAAAAAAAAGACCCACATTTAGAATTATATGAGGATGTTCCTGAGCCAGAAATAAAAGTGGTTTGTGAAAAACATCCAGATACATATAAAAAACAATGTCCTTCTTGTAGAGGAATTGTAAATGGCTAAATGTAAAAATTGTCATTGCAATTGTCATTGCGATGGAGATTTACATACCCATCATTTTGATAATGATATTTGCACTTGTGATGATTGCACATGTAAAAGAACTTATAAAAAACAAAAAGATCATGCGACAGACATGTCTTTTGAGAACGAAATAAAATACGATGGGTAAAAGTATGAATTATTATTTTACAGGCATATTAATTATATTAATCTGTTTACTAACACTAACTAGACCAGCTTATCCTGGTTCAACACAAACAAATACATCAGGTTCTAACACAGCGATTGAAGGTGGGTACACATCAACAGCTACAACTACATATGAATCAGGATCTGAATCTACATCAACAACCAATAATACTACAAACTCAGATATAAGATCCTCACCACCATCAGCATCAGCGCCATCTTATAATTCTATGACACAAGATGTTTGCGCTGTAGGTGTTTCTGCAGGAATACAAACATTTGGTGTTGGAGTTAGCGGTGGAAAACACGTAATAGATAAAAATTGTGAACGATTAAAATTAGCAAGAATTTTAAATGACTTTGGCATGAAAGTAGCAGCAGTTGCAATCCTTTGCCAAGATGAGCGTGTGTTTGAATCAATGATTCAAGCAGGCACTCCGTGTCCAATTGATGGTAAGATTGGTAAAGAAGCTAAAGCATTGTGGTCTAAATATGATCATGAAAGACCTGATTATGATATTTATATAAAACGTATGAAAAAAAGAGAGAAAAAAGAAAAAGAACTGCTTAAAAAAATAGCTCTTGAGGAAAAGAAAAGACTTAAAGAAGAAGCTAAAATGACAAAAGAGTTAGATAAAATAGATAAAGAATTAGAAAAAGAAAAAATTATTTTACCTCCAAAAAAACCAGTAAATTGGGAAGCTCCTAAATGACCTGGTTAATAATATTAATAGGAACCAGTATATATGCGTATTTTGCTATTAACCGTTTTGCTGACAATATTAACCCTTACAACTTCAGCAGAAGAGATAACAACAGGTAATCTACTTCCTAACGCAGGAGATGGGGTAGATTGGAACTCTAGTTCCACAGATCAAATTAATCCTGGTAGCTCTGGTTATGTATCTAACAATGCTACAATGAATGGATTTACAGTTACGTGTCCTACTTCTCAATCAAATTGTGGTTATAAATGGAGTGTAGGCGGTGATTTTGAAGTCACTGGCACTGCAACAATATCTAAAAACGACATTGCTCTAACTAACACTGATCGTACTCAGGACATGTTAGATAATGGCATTACTCTTAATAACTATATAGACATCGCAAACTGTGACCATGAAGCGGGAAACTGTGAAGGCGACACTGGGGCTACTGATTCTCACACAATTACAATTAAAATAAAAGACTCAAGTGGTACTGTATTATCTACTACTACTCAAACAAGAACAGACATAGATGGTTTTAAAGGAAACTGTAATGGTTATCCTACCAATTCTTCAGCAGGATTATCTGCAGCGTGTGGTCAATATAATGATACAGTTGTATATAACAATCCAAATTCTAATAAAGTAGACTGGTCCTGGAGTGGCACTGATAATAACACCGGAACTGCAAGCAGAGGCGGACCAAATCTTTTAGGCGCCAAACTTACAATGACTTATGACAACACTGTACTTGAGGATGACGCTTCAGATGCATTAGATGAGGTTGAAGAAGCACTAGAAGATTTACAAGATGAAGTTTTTTATGACATGGAAGAATTTTATTTTGAAGAGGAATACTTTACCTTTAATGAAGAACCACAGTTTGAAATGGAAATGGAAACTTTTACATTTGCAGAAGAATTTGTAGAAGAATTTTTTATGGAGATGGATGAAGAGTTTTTTATGGAAGATGAAGGTATGTCATTTGAAGATGGCCCAATGATTGTATTTGCAGATGAAGAAATGATGGAGGAAATTTATGAAGAATCGAACGAAATTGTTGCAACATTCTTACCGATGGTTTCTGAAGAAGAGGAATTTTCATATGAGGAATCATTCGTCGAGAATGATGGACCCATATTCATGGAACCAACCGAGGACGGAGAAGGTTTTACTACAGGAACATTCCAAGAAGAAGAATTAATGGAAGAAGAACCACCTATGATGACTGAAACATTTGAAGAAGAAGAAATGATAAAAGAAGAACCTGAAATGGCTGAAACATTTGAAGAAGAAGAAATGACAGAAGAGCCTACTGAAATGGCTGAAGAAGAAGTAATGGAGGAAGAAAATACTG